TCGAAAGGCATGATAGTGTTTATGGTCACTTGTCATAAGGCTGTAGAGTGCTTTGTCTGTTTTCGGTCTACAAACATACCCGAGAGGGGTCCAGACAGAGAGATGCGAGAGATAGTCAACTTGGTTCGGTCGCCCTGTGTTAACGGTAACCGTCATACCAAAATGATTGTAGCTCTCCCAAAACTTGTCAGGCATTCTCTGGGTCATTACGTCGTCTCCGTTGAGCACACGCTTAACCTTTGACCAGTTCCAATATTTGTAATTCATTTGAATGGCGTTATAGCTCTGGATCATTTCATGGGCTATTGTGTTGATGTAGGTTGTTCCAGGCGTACCTGAGTTATTACCACCTTCCTTAAAGAAGTCACCACCATGAGAAAGAGTAATGAAACTACACCTGAGCTCACTGAATAAGTAGTCAATTAGACGCGCTTGACGGTGCCTCTCGGGAGTATCTTCCCGATGGCAGTTTGTTATTCTCCTGAAGAAAATTCTTACCTTTTCGAGGAGCGGCACCATTAGGTGACCGTCAAACTGTTTTATGTCGGCTGTCTGTATGACGTTATTCATCTTGCCCTCGGTAATCTGTGTAATTAAGGCATTCCAGCCACCCCCGTAGGGTGTAAACCCCAGGGTGTGTGGAAGGTCCAGAAAAGTACAGGAAATAGAGTCAAAAATCTTTCCCAAGCAGATGTCCCCCAAGAGGGCCAATTCCACTGGTGCGGCAGTTATTAGCCGTGTCTTTCTATTTGCTTTTTCAATTGGTAATATCTCATGTTTTGGAAAACCGTACCAGGTGAGTTCAGGATATTCATGATCACCTATCCGGGCAGCGCGGTCGAGCCACCAGACAAAATAAGGTTTACAGGATGGCAGGATGGATGTACCATGTAGCCACTCCCCCTTATTACGCCAGGTAGCGCCTGCTTTCGGACGTTGTTGTAACTTGTAGCCCGTCGAGTTTGAATGTATCCAGGGAAAACCATTTGAACCTGTGAGATCTATTTTAATTTCGTCTATCGTGCGCATTCCCTCAACTAAACCAATTCTTGAGACATAAGTTTCGAAAGTCCAGGCAGCAGCAGTGTCAAGATCAAAGGTGTTGAGCGCATGTGTGAGCTGCTGATCAAACACACGCGTGTGAGGAGATTCTACTTCTTCGGACAACACTTCTTGTCCCCCGACTCGAAGCCAGGTGGTTGGTGTTGATTGGGAGGTGCATTGGGGTTTCTGTCGTCCTCCTTCCGTTGGCGGTCGTTCCTCTTCGAACGCATCCACTCTTCGATCTCCTGTTTCTCTTTTTCCGTTGGAATCTTCGATTCTGCCCATTGTTGAATGAAGTCCCAGAGGGAGTTGTCTAGTGGTACTGCCCGTCTCGGATCCCCATAGGTACTTTCGTAGTTCATTGCGCTCTTTTTCTGCCCCCATGTCAGTCCATCGGTATTGCCGCTCAAGATCCGGGAATAAACCTCTGAGATAGTCGTAGAAGAGGACGTCATAATAGACATCTGATCTGAGGGGTTTTCTGATGAGAGTTCTGCCTGTCTCGATGATGGTCCCGCCCCTGAACTGCCTAAAAAACGTATAGTTTCTTGGTCGAAGACAATTCCGAAGTTGGTGATTCGTTCTGCTTCAGCGTTGATGCAGCCAATGATTCCGGTGGTTGAGAGGATTGGACCCCCTGATGACCCTTTTCTGATTGAGGCTTGGGTGTTGAGTACCAGACCGTCGAGGGTATAAATTCCCACGGCCGGTGCATAGTTGCCTTGTCTGCTTGTTTGATTCGCTTCCCAAGAAAATACCATGCAGTAATCCCCACTGCGAGGATGAGTATCGATGGATAGGGCGGTCCTGCTAAGAAAGTAAGGAGTGTTTGGTAGGTCCAACATGACAATACTGTCACGGGGAACCATTCCTGCTTTTTGTGCTGCTTTACGTAAGGGAGCCCAATAGTAAGTGGTCTCAACAGGATCGTAAAGCCAAGCGCCAAGGTGCCCGTTATGCTTTGAGAGGCAATGAGCCACTGTAATTGCGTAGTTAGCAATCCTAAAAGCTGTTCCATGATATCTGTTTCCCACCATGATAATTGAATTCTGTACCCTTGCACAATGCTGAAATGAAGGGCACTGTGGAAATAAAGCAGACTGATCAACACGAATGTTCGAGATAGGATTAGGAGGGTCGACCGGGTTGTTATTGCTCTCATTTTCTCTGCGAGGAAGGACATTTGACTGGTCAGCATCTGTTGTGCGTCTGCCTCTTCCACCTGCCTGACAAAAGATCTTCCAATAGAGGTAGTAGGCAGTAGCTGTTGGGACGGCGATTTTGATGGCCATTGGGATAAAATTTGATCCAACCGCCGTGTAGCGTTTGAAAAGCGACCCGAGATCGTTGAAAAAACCCGAAAGTTTCTCGGTAGCTTCAGGAGCAGCGGAATATAGTCCAGGAAGTGAGAGACGGAAGAGATGAACAGAACGCTGTAGGTTAGCGTAATGACCGGATGAAATACCGGCAATTGCAGCAAAAACTCCTCCAGCAGCGAGTACCCCGTCGATATAAGTGAAAAGATCAACAAGGGTCGATGTAGGACTGATATGACCTTTGCTAACCAGGCCATAGAGTAGATCACCAGCAGCAGTTGTAGCAGTGGTGTGAAGTCTTTGCCAGGCATTATCGCAGTCCAAAGCAAGCTTCTCGGAGAGGCTGCTTGTTGCCAACCAAATTGCGACAAGAAGTGCCGCGAGGGCGATTGTCCATTGAACAAGTTCTGTTGAATAAGAGTATTCAAGCACACAAGACACAAGACTAAGAGTTGCACGAGCAGTAACAAGAGCAAACTTGTCAAGAATTGTAGCGTTTCCGTAGGTAAGATAAGAAACGACAGAATCTTCAGTGGCATTAGCAAGAACGCCAGAGAATACTCGATGAGTGTGCTGAAGAGGTTCAGGAAAAGCCCGTACAAGAACGGAAAGGGCAACCAAAAGGGTCGCAATGGTAAAGGCAATACTGATGACTCGTCTAGAGAAGTGAAGCTTCGTAAAGACTGTTCTGTTGGTTGAATACTCCCGCCATAGTCCTGTGAGGGTGACAAAGGTCTGAGCATGAGAAAGAATGCTAGAGATAGGGCTATCCCTAACGAGACCAGTGCAAGTCTCTTCCTGCGTTGCTGTTTTAGACGCATATTTCTTTCCATCCGGACCGAAGAAATGAACGCCGCCACAAGAGCAGCGCCCAAGAGTCCGGCTGAAATCCGCCATGTTTTCATTCATTCAGGCTACTTTGGGCACCTTTTTCGGTGACCCGCTTTCTCGCTGGGTTGTCGTCGGTATGAATCGTCAGCTCGAGTTACTCGAAGAGAATGGACGCTAATATCAGGTTCTTGTTTTGTAACAACGTAGTTAACAGAATGGGAACCACAAAAACTACAACGTAGATAGCGATACGAAGCCCCTCGGTCGCCGTGACGGATGGCTAGGTAACTCGTTACGCTGATGTTACGTGTGGTATCCTGATAACACTTGTAGCAAGTAATGATAATCTCGATCATAGACTCGATTAACTCGGGATGACTGAAGTGAACAAGGGAGTGTTTGCACGTAT